GGAATGTCAGAGAGTGCTGCTATTGTTTCAGTAGCCTCCTCAGTCTTTGTGCCTGTTTCAAAGTCAATTAGTTTAAGCCAAGTAGACAGAGTAACATCAGTCCAACTATTAATAAGATTAAACGATTCAACTTTGCCTTCTTTTTTAATTTTTACTTTCATACACTATATAATAGAAATTTACTGTTTTTAGTTTACTACTGAACGAAATACCTTCCTGCGTTTGGATTGTCTAGGTGGTAGATTATATTGTAACGGATTCCGTCTATTGCGTGATTGTAGTTGTCTACGTAAAGCTTAGAGCCTTTATCTGCATAGACATAGTTGTTTAACTCTTTAGCTATGTTCGTTGATTCAGGAGTTACTATAAGCTCATAGTCTTGCATTCTAGTTATACCACTTTCAATCGTTCCTTTCTTAACTGCTTTAATGTTTACTCCTAAATGTCTTAGGTCTGCAATAAGTCTTGGTTCAGCACTATCAGCTATTATCAGACTTTGCCCTACTTTATCTAAAACTATCTGAGCTAACTCTTGACTCTTTAATCCATTCCTGTATAGATGTTCCTTTAAGTATATCTTTTTGTGCTTCTTATCGATTGCAACTTCAGTAAGACTATCAGGGTCAATACTAAAACCGAAATCCATTCCACAAGATGTCTGTAAGTTATCAGGATTAAATTCTCCTATTGACCAATTCTCAAAGACTACTCCTTCTGCTTTCGCTAACCAACCTCCTAGAATCTTATGCTGATACTTTTTAAAGTTGTTGTGCTTTATGCTCTTAATACGCTCTAAGAAGCTCGTAGAGAGATTAACTTCATTGTCTAGGTATGTACTATGGATATAGCATACATTGTCTTTAACACCATTAAAACCACCTTCAACTCCTTTGTCCTCAAAGAATCTCTTGTATATCCAATGCTCCTTAGTTACAGGATTTAAAACTAATATGATTCTATTCTGTACTTTCTTTTCTCTTATACTTAGGTCAATGGTATCAAAGATGTTCTCATCAACAAGTTCTTCTGCTTCATCAAGTACCCAAGTGCTTATCCCTTGTAATGACTTTAGACTTGCAGTCTGATTACCTGCTGATGTCTTGATACCTCTAAATAATATATCTGATTTGTTTCCTAAGTTTATTACCTCTGCTTTGTTTACGCTAAAGGTATTGTCATATCCTAAAAGTCCTATCTTTTCTAAGAACTCAGGAATGATTGAAAGATGTGCTGATGTCATTGTGTAACGTGTGAATAGGACTCTAACATTCCTAGACATAGTTAAGAGCGTTAGAAAGACTGTAACTGCAAAAGACTTACCTGAACCCCTACCTCCTGTTATTATAAAGTATCTAGCATCTGACTTAAAGAGTGCTGTGTATTTGTCGCTAAGATTCAGAGCTTATAAAGTTTATTAAAGGTACATTAAGACTTTCATCATTAGTAGTTACATCTACTCTTTGTTGTGGCTTACCATAGAAGTATTCAAAGAATAACTTAACTGCCCATTGCTCCTTACCTTCTAAACCTTTTTGTAAAGACTCTAATGCAATACTACTCATTGGTGTTAAGTTCTCTATTAGCTTTTGTTCTTCAGCTTTACCTTTACGTCCTGCACCTTCTCTTTTTCCTCCGTGTTCCATTTTGAAATAATTTGATTAATCAAGTGATATTATATAATAGAAATTACTCGTATTCATTTGGTAGCATTAGTCTTATGCCTAATTCAGTTATTGCCCACATTCTTATTTGGTCTGCATATATCTCAAAGGCTTTGCTATCCATTCTAGCTGTAGACTTGACTACTTGGATTCCTACATTCCTATCGTTTATCTCTATGCTATTCCATTCACTCGAGAACTTAACCTTTAGCAAATCGTGTATTTCGTCAGGGAAGTAGCCTAGTTCATTAGACAAGACTTGAACGATACAACTCCAATAATAGTTATTCTGCATATTACTTCTTGTGTTTCTTTGTTTCTTTACGTCTACTAAATAGTCATTCCCTAATTCCTTTAAATAGTTTATTAGAGTTTGCTTATCTTTATCACACTTTATCACGAACTTCATTAGTCAAAGGATTCATTAATTCCTCTTGAGCCTACTAGCTTTTCCTTTGCTCCTTCCCATAACTTATCCCTTCTCTTAGTTAGACTAGGTTCTGTTCTTTGAAGTGTAGGTATGCCTTCTGTTGGTTCACTATCCATATACTTACCACATTCATCACATTCAGCTTCCTTTGCTACCCATTTTCCATCTCTGTAGACTATTGTAGCCTTAGATAGTTCTTTAGTCTTTCCACATTCGCAAGTGTATAGTGTCATATTAAAATAGTTTCTTTTATTCTTTTTTCGCTTAATTTAAAAGCATTGTCATCTAGCTCTATTCCTATAAAGTTTCTTTTTAGTTTTTTACAAGCTATTCCTGTCTGACCTGTACCCATAAACAAATCAAGTACAGTATCTTTTTCTTTTGTTGAAAGTGTTATGCAGGTTTCAGGTAATTCCAAAGGGAATCCACTATGACCAAATTTGCTTTTAGTTTCTTTTCTTCCAAAACTCATCTGAGATTTTTTACCACTATTAAATGGTATCTCCCAAACATTACCTACATTCTTAGTTTTAAAAATATGAGGATTAAGTTCAAATGCTACTTTTTTATCTAATTCTACACCTGCTGATGTATGTCTTAACATAAAAATATACTCCACCTGATTAGTAAGTTGTCTTGTTGTATTTGCAGGTTGTTGATTGTATCTATACCAAATTATCGTATCGTGTAACTTATACATTAATTCTTCTGTTGCTATTTGCATTAAATCAAATGCTCTAACAGTAATTTCAGAATCATTTATTACATTTAAATAGAATGTACCATTAGGCTTTAAAACTCTTTTACATTCTTTCATCCATTTTTTACTCCATCTCAAATATTGTGCATAAGAATTAAAATAAGCTTCATAAGCAAAACCTTTCCAATAAGGTGGAGAAGTTACAATGCAATCAACACTTGCATCTTCTATTTTAGACAATTCCTTCAAGCAATCGCCAAGTCGTAAGTCAATCATCTCTTTAGCTTATCAAGTTCAAACTCTAAATGATTTATAGCTTTCTGTATGCACTCTATCGGAGAGTCGTGCTTGCGATTTGCTCTGAGCAAATATGTGCAGGCAGTCCCAACATTATAGGATAAGTCAAAGTCCTCTATGACCTTACGAGCTTCTATCTTATATCGTCTTCCTATGTAGTAACTTGGTATTCTATTGTTTTTCATTTTGTTTTTGTATTTCTTCGTAACTTCTATTTTTATCTAAGTTTTCCATATTCCAAAAGAGTTTTTCTTTTCTTCTGTTCTTTATTCTTGTTTCTATTATAGTCATAAGGATAACTATGAATAAGAAGATTGCTGTTAAGATGCCTAGTAATGTAAATATAATCATAGTTTTATTGTTTTTTATTTATTATATCCATTGAGTAGCCATAGCTTCTGCAATCCCTTTATAGGTCTTGCTCCTAAGTCCTTTTATTCTTGGGTCGTTCCATCCTACAATTTTATTGTTTTCATCATAAGTAATGTTTTGCCCATTATCCATTTGATTCGCCCATCTCCTTTTGCCATCAACTAATCTTGGAGCTACATTATTTGTAGGGATTAAATTAGGTAGTCCTTTAAGCCATAAGCAAGTTCTTTTACTTGCATCATCTCCGAATTGATGTGGGTTTATTGTCTGATTAGGCTTTCTTATTCTAGTGCTAATACAACCCACAGGATTTTCTAATGCTATAAACTCAATAGGTGCATCCATTAATTTCTGTACAAATACCAAAGCATCTTCTGTTTTCTTTGCTCTTTCAGGTTGTTTTTTATTCCAATGTAAACCACTCACAGTTAGGTATGTGCAAGTAGGAAAGCAAATCATCATATCATACTTTCCACTATATGCTTCTGCTATTGCATCTCCTTTAATGTGCCATTCAGGATGACCACCACTACAATCTAGTATATCACAAGAATATGCTTCAATTCCAATCTTTCTAAACTCTTTAGTTACTACTTGACTTTCTTCACAAGCTATTAATACTTTCATAATTTTAGTTTTATTCTGATAAAAGTCTTAGTAATTGTGCACTCGTATATATTCTTTCCTTTCCTGAATAATTATCAAAGATACAAGTGAAGTTATCTTCTTCCCATATCCATAAAGAATTTACTTTGTTCTTGATGTGTCCTTTCAACACCCACTTGATTGTCTTGTATGTTCGTTCCATTGTTATAATATTAAAGTTATATGCATTCCTTCTTGTTCATCTCCTCCATCTGATATTATTATCTCCATAGTTTTATTGTATTGGGGAGGCGACCAAACCCCCCCTTTACTACTCAGGTCTGAAAAATTAAAAGCTCTTAGGTCTTACCCTTTATTGATTAATTATTTCCTGAGTATTCTTTATATATTTTTTTTATTCCATCAAAACAAGCTGCTATACAACTTCCACAATTAGTTCCTGTTGAGTAGTTGGTGCTGTATAACGTGTTGTATATTTCAATCATTTTCTTCTTTGCCGTTTGGTCTTTAGCTCTCCCTGTTTTTAAGTCCTCCCAAAGTAATACAATCTCTGCTATTATTTCTTCAGGTATATCTTTTCTTACTTCTACTTCTGTTGTCTTTTGCCAAAAACCCTTTGGACAAGACTGACTGCTGATTTTGGACTTCACTTTCATAAAACATTTACAAATTCCGCAATTTCCTAATAGACTTGAATAGTAAACACATCCCTTACAGATAGCCATTCTGTCTTCATATATATCTTTTGGTACAAAGAACTTATTCACTTAACTTATGTTTTAATTGTACTCTTACTTTATCTATTGTTGTAAACAAACTGTTTCTACTTATTCCTGTCTTACTTGCTAGGCTGTCTAATGTATTACCTTCATAGTAATATAACTCAAAGACTTTCTTATCATACCAAGTAAAGCCATCTAAGGCACTATCTATCTTTTCAAGGCTAGTCCATTGGTAACTACTAGTTATGTCGTTAGGCAAGTTGTAAAGGTGTTTAGATGGTATTGTTTCCCCTGTTTCCATTTCATCATAAGTAACTGCACTTGTTAGACTGTCAATGTGTGTGTAATACTTCTTGTACTTATAATAGTAATTACTTCGTGGACTTGTTAATGCTCGTCTTAATGCTACTGCTCCATATCTTGTTACTCCATCTATTCCGTCCTTTTCATAAATAGCAGAAAGTGTGGATTTATTCATCTGTAGTAGGTAGAGCATCAATTCTTGCACAGCCTCATTGACCTCGTTCTCATCAGGGGTAAGCCCAAAAGCCATAGTCCTAAACTTATCTGATAGCTTTGATATTTCTTCGTAAATCTCAGTCATTAATTGGTTCTATCTTATCAATCTTATCTACTGTACTCTGTACTAATTCATCAAGGACTACTCGGTATGCTCTGACTACTGCTGAATTGCTTTTTGTTTCTATCCCTGCAAAGAATCCGTTAGTTGCTACTGCTAAGTTAATTGGTATTATTAATAACCAATCCCAAAAGTTGTCTTCACGTTGCCCTGCTCCGTAGTTGTTATGATATTCTAAAATAATTTCTACCACTTCTAAGTAATTCTCATATCTATTTTTGGTACTTACTTCCTTTGCAAACTCTTTACACATTGTAATATATGTTTCAATAATTACTCGGTGTTCATTATTTGCGTAGATTGGTTCTATCATACGTCAAAGATAATCAAAATGTTACTCTATTCCTTTTTCTTCTTTTAAGTTTTCAACAATGTTTTTATAGTAACTTATCTGTTCTTCATATTCTGCTCTTGAAATCTTAAGTGTAGTCCGAGCTAAGTGTTCAAGTTCTTCAGCTCTACCTTCTCCATACTTTTCATCTAATCTAAGTGAGAAAAGGTACTGCTGTCCTGAATCAAAAATATTGCATTTTATACACTGCACCTCACAATTTCCATCTTCTGAAAATCTTGTGGCTAGGTGTTTTCTACTTTGGAAATGACCATTTTGCATACCTCCTGTCTTGTAATGACCTACCTTGCCACACGTGAAGCACTGACACATACCATATTCATTTGCTGAACGCAACCTTATGAAAACGCTGAAGATAGTATCTAACTCTTTTTTTAGTTTACTGATTGTCTTTTTCATAGTCCACAATATCCGCTATCACAATCATCAAAATCTTCAAAAGATAATTCTATCTGTGGTTTATATTCTAGTATTTCTTTATAAGTGCAATCCTTTCTGAATGTATTGGGTGCATTTTCTTGTTCTATATTTGAAAACCATTCCATTTTATTTTTATGTTCTTGAGCCATTTTATTTAAAAATATTGGATTCCTATGAAAACAACCAACACAATTATTAAAGTAACCTTCTCCAAAAGAAACTTCTTTATTCTTTTTCCAAAAATTAAAAACATCTGTATTATTTATATTATCAGGAATCAAAGGAAAAGTTGGTACTCTCCATTTAACCATTCCCCACTTATTCCTATTTCCGTTTTTACTTTTACCTATTACAGCTTTCATTTCATCAATACCTTTATCGTTTAGTTTCTCTATAATCCTTTTAGCCCTATGCATTTCAGTAGACCTAAAGCCTATCCTCATATCAACTATTTCATTTATTTCTTTTTGCCACCATTCAAAGATAGGTTTCATTTTCATCTCAGTAGTGCAGTATCTTGTCATCATATTAGGAAGGTACTGCTTTCCATTCTTACCTGTTATTGCAGAATTATTTATTACTTCATCAAATGTTTTAGGACTTAACCAAGTGATTTCTTTACCTATGAATTGCTCTAGGTCTAGCATAATTTTAATAATGTTATCCTGTTCTAGTGTTCCTATAAATTCCATTCCTATTTTATCACTTACTACTTGTCTTAGCTTTTCATCAGGATAAAGGCAAGTCTTATCATTAGTCCTAACTAATGCAAATACATTATAATCAGCAGGATAGTTTGCTGCTATATAACTTGAAGATTTACCTCCACTTAAACTATTAACTGTTACCATATCTTATTTTGACTATATGATTCAATAGGCTTTGAATAAATGTACTTAGATATTGTAGTAGACCTTCCAAACCTTGTTTTCTTTTTCAAAGGCATACTATCAATATCATATCCGTTTTTCCTGTGGTTAAATATTATAGCCGCAAGTCTTGTAACACCATATTCTTTTATAGCTTCATAAGAAGTAATATGTCCATAAGTTTTTAAGTGCCATAGAATTGCATCAGCTCCATTTTTAACTTCACTTGATTTAATAATTATTGTTTTCATTTCTTTTCTTCTTTAGGTTTTTTAATTGATACCCACTTTTGAGGTCGGTATGTACTTGGTTGTTTGAATCCGAACATCATTCGGAAACTTCCTGTTTTTACAGGGTCGTACAATTCTTCTTTCTTCATTTCTTTTCTTTTTAATTTCTAAAACTATTTCCTTTTATTACTACTACCTTACACTTTCTTAATCTATCTAAAGTTCTTTCATCATATCTTTTATTTAAATCTTCTGCATCCAAATTAGTTGTTATCAGTAAAGTCTTTGAACTATCTTCAGCATAAGAAATAGCATCAGAAACAGCATCAATCTTTGTTCCGTAATCATTCTTTAGACTTTCAGTTCCTAAGTCATCTATGATAATAAAGGTAGCTATATTTTTTTCTATTGCTTCTAAGTCTTTTGCTGCTATACTTTTAAGAACCTTATTAGTCTTGGTTCTAAAGATTGCAGGAATAACAAAGTTAAGTATTGTAGATTTACCTAATCCACATTCACCCATTAACATTAAACCTCTACCTTTATTATCTACCATCCAATCAATTATTTCATCATAAGCAGGAAGATGATTGTAAGTGTCTATCGTTCTGTCATAGTGCTTAAAAGCCTTAACAAACATTTCCTTTAGTTCCTCTTTAGTTCCTAACCTAAACCTATTGTAAACTTTAGGTTTAAGAAATTCAGCTATTTTAAATGTATCTTCTATTGTTCTCATATTCTTTTTTAAAATGAACCATCTCCATAGTCTTTTCCTTTCTGATGAAAATGA